TTGATATTCTGTAGCAGTTGCTCCTTCCTCTGCCTGAACTGTACCTACAACCCGATTAAAGTCATCAGTAGTATGCGTGCTGTAATTTGTCATTAAGCCAACATAAGCAATAGCAGAACCACTGGGAATAGTAAAAGTTACTTTAGAGTTGCCTGTCCAAGTGATACTTGTTGGAGGGCTTGCCATTCCAGTAGTAGCACCTACAGTGTGGTCTATTCCAAGATACACTCCGCTAGAGTTTCTACAACATAAAGCATGATTCGTGTGAAACCCCAAAGGGTCTCCCATTGAAAGCGTGTATGTTTTACCCGCAACAACAGGGAAATATCCAAGACTCATGCCGTTCGCGTACGGAGAATTCAAACCTGTTTCATAGCTCATCAACATACCATCAACTGCGTTTGTCTTATCATACAAATTACGTGATGCAACAACAGTATATGCGTCAATTAATGCGCCAACAGAATTCAAACTCGGAGTACGTTTTTGCTCTACTGCTACACCTGAACTATTCAAATATAAAATATCAGACTCGCCAACTACATCGGAAATTACGCTAAAGTATTTGCCACTTGTTGTTGCTGCTAGACCTGCGGCCGTTGTAGAAAATACACTCTCAGGCTGTGGGTTTTTCGGCGCTGCTAAACCACCTGGCGAGTATCTTTGATATTCTGTAGCAGTTGCTCCTTCCTCTGCCTGAACTGTACCTACAACCCGATTAAAGTCATCAGTAGTATGCGTGCTGTAATTTGTCATTAAGCCAACATAAGCAATAGCAGAACCACTGGGAATAGTAAAAGTTACTTTAGAGTTGCCTGTCCAAGTGATACTTGTTGGAGGGCTTGCCATTCCAGTAGTAGCACCTACAGTGTGGTCTATTCCAAGATACACTCCGCTAGAGTTTCTACAACATAAAGCATGATTCGTGTGAAACCCCAAAGGGTCTCCCATTGAAAGCGTGTATGTTTTACCCGCAACAACAGGGAAATATCCAAGACTCATGCCGTTCGCGTACGGAGAATTCAAACCTGTTTCATAGCTCATCAACATACCATCAACTGCGTTTGTCTTATCATACAAATTACGGGACGGCACAAAATCAAACCAATCCGACACGGCATTAACTACTGCACTACTTGGATATGTCGCAATCAATACAGACGTTGTTGAATCTATGCGGCGATATTCGTATGCAGCAACATTGCCGCTTCCTTGCACCTTGAATGCTTGTCCATCTGCTACTGCTGCGCGACCTAGAGCTTCTGTCTCGTAAACTCCCGATTGTATTAATGCCGCATCACGCGCCGCCTCTGCTACTACTGCGCTTGCGTTTGTTGCAATAACATCAAGCCCAGTTTGCACGCGGTCTGCTGCTGTTGCTGCTGCATTATCACTAGCGTTAGGGAACTCATTGGCCAATGAATAAAGGGTGCGTCTAGTCTCGCCAAACCTATCAATAACACTATTGGCTGTACTGTTTGCAATACTTGCAATCGTATCAACATCTAATTTAGCGTTGTTTAAATCTGTTACTGTAATTTGAGTCATAGTATATCCTCGCGGTTTGGTGCAGCTTCGCTGTCTGCTGCGTAGTAGCCTGCATCGTAATTTATCGCTGTAACTTTAACATAACTATTGTCAGATATATTCACTTCTTGCACTAAATAACTGTTAGCACCCTCAGCACTGTCTGCCCCGAAACTAAATATTGTTCTTACGCCAACATCGCCGCCGTTTACCGTGTTTATCGCTTCGCTAGGCGCATAAGCTAAAACAACCTTATTCGCGCTTGCCCCTGCGGTTACACTTATTGACTCAAGCGAACCATCACGCTTTATTAACAATATACTGTGAGTGCCTACGCCAAAAGTGACATTTCTTGACAGTGTCAAGATTAGGCCATCTTGTGCGATAACTTCACCGTCTTGGCTGTCAAATCGCGTATTATCGACAATATCAATACGTTGGTTCGGTAGCAATAAACGCCCATCATTTGTGGTTTCTGTTTCAATACTCACGCGCTGCAATAATAATTTGTTGTACTCTCTATTTGCCCTATACCAAGCCTGTGTGTAATTTCTAACGCCTGCCAACTCTATTTTTTTATAATTTGTTGCGCTTAAGTCAAGTGGTAATTTAATCGTTTCTTGTGCATCACTTTCACTGTCGTTATAAACAAACTCTACACCATCGTATTGGTCATCAGATGCAAATTTTCGGCTAATCACATCACTGGCAGGCTTCTTGTTTCTGTGCGTAAATAGTGCTGTACTTGCTGTTTGTAAACCGTCAAAACTAAATCTAATTTTACCATTTTGACGATACGCTAAACAAAAACAAGCGTCTGCAATCATGCGTACCGTTTCTTCAAACGAGATATTATCAGAGTCTAACGTGTAGCTAAACTCTAGGTTTTCTACTCCACCCGTCCAAGATTCGTTATGTATATTGTCATACCAAGTTTGGTATATTTGCGGCATATCTACATCATTAACAATATCAAGATTGCCTATGGTTTTATCTTTTGATATAGCGGCAATAATATCGGGAGGATTATTTGTTGCTGATATTGTGCCGCTTGCTATCGAACCATCATCATTAAATTCGCCGCTAAAAACCGTGCCGTTATAAGTTGGGATTCTACGCGATGCGATACAATTAAACTTACGCTCTTTTAACGTAATGGCGCGAGTAGTTGCTTTAGTTAGTGTTTGCACAGTGGTTACGTTGCCAAAATCTGTCACGCTTAATTCACTAACCGCGCTTAATGACTCATATTTTATTTCATCGACAACCGACCCTCCAAAACTAAAATCATGGTTACTTGTACGCCTCACTCTAACTCTTGTCGCACCCGTCCACCCTGTTGTTATCTCAATTGTTTTAGCGACTTGGTCGGGCGCATTCCCTGTTAAGCTGCCAGTGGTTGTATAAACCGTTCCTGTAGGTACACCACTTGCGACTTGCTGATACTCAATAGCATAATTAACGGTTAGGTTATAACGTCCGTCATTATCTTGATAATATAGACCTTGTTGCGCAATTATGTTTATCCATATTTGCGTCATGTCAGCATCTTTAAGTGTTACCCAATTAGTCCATTCAGGATTGCCTGTTGTGATGGTTAACGTAGCAGAAATAGGTGTAACAGTTGATGTTACCCATGTCGCTGTAGATAACTCTAAAAACTTGGTTATACCCGATAAGCCTTTTGACGTGATTGTATAACTACCATTGTATGACGCAGTACCGCTAACGTAGCAGACAACGCTGATTACATCCCCTGCCTCAACATTACCGTAAAACTCATCGGGAATGTCAAAAATGTAATCGTTTGTACCACTCACATCAGCTGCGGTAAAAAAATCAAAGTTATTTGTTTCTGCTAATACAAATTGATTACGCGCTTGTAACGTTTGACCATCCACATTATTAGACTTTTTAACTAATCGCACAGGCTCCCCAACGCCCCCACCAATTGTCAAAAAAGGACTGCCACTGTTAGGGCTTGTAAACGGGTTATAAAACTCTGCTGCCGCACCATCAACATCACTAACAAACGAATCACCGTCTCGCACATCATTAATATCGTACCAACCGCGACCAACGCACATATAGCTATATTCGTATTGTGTATTGTTAATGTATTTAGAGTAAACAGGCTGCAATAATGATGGATAAGCGCGTACAGTGCCGAATATATCTTCAATACGCTGCAATATGCGCGGCTCGTTTGTACGTCCTGCTAACGCATTGTTGGGGCTTTGTTGTGAGCGGTTTATGTTGTTTGGTAGTGTTGGTATAAGTTGTTTGGCTAGATAATCAATGCTTCGCACTGATAGCGACCAAAATGGGAATAAAACATCAGACGCACTAGCAGGACTATTTAAAACAACATAATCCCCATCGGTTGCCATTAGTTTTTGCACATCTTTAGTTATATCAGTTTCTAAACTTGGTTGACCGTCAAACACCGCAAAATTAACTAATTTGCTTTTGTTTTCTAAAACCCAATGTCCCACACTTTCGGCTTCATAGACCGTACATTCGCTACTAAACACACCATCATAAAAACTAATTTTTATAGTCATAGCTATAATACTCAATAAGCCCGTAATCGTCTGCTATCTGTGCCAATGGCTGCCATATCACCATGTTACGCAAACTATGCAACACGCCACCGTTATAATATAACCCACAATGCGTAACTTTTTTAAACTTGCCAAGCAAAACAACAAAATAATCCATAGGCTTATCTTGCTTGGTAAAGCCGTGTTTATTGTTATGCAATGCTAATCTAAACGCATTAGCTACATCGCGCATTGAGTCGGTTTTTGGCGTGTAATCATCAAGACTTAACCCTAACTCATTAACATAAACATCGGCTACTAACTGCCAACATGGCGGCCATTCGTAATGTTTGGCAATATAGCGTTCAATCATAAAAACCCTCTTAACATAGGGAATCTATTAAACGTATAAAGCTCGCCTGTTTTAAGAACATTAAGTTTACGCGCTACGGCTGATATAGTAGCAGTACCGCGATTGTAATTTATTGACTCTGCTTGTAATCGTTGTACCGCTTGTGGCTCGGTTAAATCATCGGACAAATAAGCACGATAAGTGATAATTATTTTCTCTGTTGTGCCTAAAGGGATTCGGTCTAACTCTTTTCTTAGTAGGTTTTCTGCATCAGTCGTATCAATGCTAATCGTAAACTTTTGGTCTAAATTGTCGGGGCTTCCTGCCAATCCGACTTGAAAATTAGTAGAGCGCACAATAAGCGTATTACTATCTTCATCAACAACAGCACCATCCACAGGCTCACGCCATAAATGATAAGTCTGTGTTAAGTTAGAGTGAGATATACTTATCACTTCAATCATGTATTTTGTTTGTGGCGCACTAGCCAAAAACTCACGCAATGCGGCTTCTACATCTAAACTCATACTAGCACCAACGTATCTTCTAACGTAAACTCAGCAAGGCGGTCTATAAGCTCGCCAACGTCTCCGCCTGTTTCCCAAATTGATAATACGGTTTCTGTGGCTTCATCATCAAAATCATACGCGCTTGACTCTGCCTCAACCTGAAACGTCACAACAAAATTATTGCCGTCTGTTTCTGCTACATTAACCGATTGCGGTATGATATTTACTTCATGTTGTTGCAATCCTGCGCCACTGTCTAACGGCATATTAAAAGACAAAGAGCCTTTTTTAATGATGTTATAAAAAAACAGTGTCCATATTTGATAATGGCTTGCGGTACACGCTAAAGCTACGTTAAACAATTGTACGCCTCGGTCATAGCTTAACGCATAGCGATTAAAGCCACCCTCAACCTCAGTACGGTTTACACCACCTGCCGAACCATGACTATAGCCACTTGGCGAGGTCACAGGATATAAATCACGCGGCAAATTGATTGCGGTCATTTAGCGTCTCCGCTGTAAATTATAAGACTGTTGCTGGGCGCGGCTAATCTTGCTGTTAGGGTCTCTAGTTTGTGCTGCTACTGCTTCAATCACGGTTAAAATAAGCTCACCATCTGGCATTCTACGCTCCTCAGTGCGGTCTATTTTACCCGTTGTCTGATTAACAATAGTCACTTTAGTATCACCACCCAACTTATGATTAGGTGTAACATGGCCGTTGCCACCCATCGTGATAATCTCAGCACCACGCTCCCCCACTAAGTATTGATTACCTGCTTGTACATCGCCACCCATTGCCCTTGCACCACTAACATTTTGAGCAACATCTACAACAGCAATTGCGCCCATTAGTGCTATATTTGCATATCCTAACCCACGAATCATTGCGGCATGAGCTGTACCAGCAACTAATAAAGCAGGGTTTGCTGTAAGGGCCGCTGCCATTGCATAACTTGCCTGAGTTGCAATAGCTGATTGCTCCACCATTAACGCCGCTTGTGCAATAGCAATAACTTTTTGAGCAACAAAAGCCGCTTGTGCAATAGCATTGTTTTCGTGGCCAGTCTTTCTAGCCAATTCTAGTATGCTACCTCCCAAATCTGACATCATTCCTAATTCTGTTTGTTTTATCGCTGTTTGTTCTGCTGCTGTATCACGCTGTATTGCTAGTTTATCAGCACCATATTGCATCTCGTTCTGTAATGACTTCTCAATGTATTCTTGTTCAGCCATGCGATTATTTGCGTATGCTTTATCGAGTATGGCTTTACGCGCCAACATTCCTTGTCGTGCAATCTCGTTTTTAGTGGCGTAGCTATTGCGTAAAGCGTCAAGCTCTTGCGCTTGTTGCGCCATAAAGTCGTCGGTTAGTTTTTGGTTAGCTTTTGCATCTTCTTCAGCTTTTAAAGCATCAATTTTGGCTGCTTGGGTTCTCAATAACTCTTTTTCTTTAGGTAATAACTTACTTAACTCTGTGTTTTTTAAATCAAAGTTAAGTTTGGCTAGTGCAGTATCATCGCCCCATAAC